TTGTTTTAGATACTCACTTTTTTTGATGGTCTTATATTCACCTTTATCATCTGTCATAACTAGTAAAGGGTCTGCTAACCTATGGTAGCCGTAAAGTTTTTCTTCTGACGGCACATTAGCATCTAGAGTTGGTGATGTGCTGGCTACACCAACTTTCATACCTTGTTCTATACATTTTGCAAGCCAATATTCAACACATGCTCTGCCTGCTTCAGCGTAATGAAGATTATTTTTATAACTAAAATCTACACCATATAGGTTTAACTCACCTACTTCTGCTAGATAAGCAAAAGCTACAGCATAAGCTACTGTATTGTTAAGGTAATTAGTTTTGCCTTTTTTTACTACTGCTTCTATTGGGTATTCAACAAGTCCAGGACACCTTTCATCTAGCTCACAAGTATAGATAGGCCCTTTATGTTTTTTAAGCACCTCAGTCATAATGTCTGTTTGATTTGCTGCATTTTCCGTATCTAAAAATCTAGCAGGCGGATCCATCATAAACACACGATCATGAAAAATTACTCCTGCTACAGAGTTTATTACCCACACTTCATCAAACTGAGCACTATGTGTTTTACTCAAACAAAAGTCATGCCAGCTTGCACCCATAGCGACTATGGCAACTTTCTTGCCTTTTAAAGCTTCTATTTCTTTCATATATATTTAACGAACAGGAGTACGCAAAGAATCGTATCTATATTCGTCTCTTCTCCCTCTGCCTTCAGCTCTATTTTTGAGCCTAGCTATTTCTTGACTATACTTTTGATCGTATAGCTGGAGAAGATCAGGATCGCCTTTCATGAATGTATAGGCTTCTATCAAGCAACCGTATA